CAGCGCCGTGGCTGCCGCCAGCACCGCGTCGGGGGTCTTCAGCTCCGGGAACTCGGTGTGCGCCTTCATGATGGAGGCTACCGCTGCTTCGACGTGCTCTTCGTAGTAGGCCAGCAAGTGCTTTTTGCAGTGCTCGAGCAACTTCGGCAGCGCGATCGGAGCCATTAGCGGGTTGGCGCAGAGGATCGGCGATGACATGAACCGCACGTGCGCCTGGAGGTGGGCAAAGTGATCCTGACTCTCGTACACCTCGAGTTGTGACTGCTGGTCCTGCGCCACGACGTTCTCGTCAAGCGCGTTGCGTTCAACGGGCTCGAGCGGCGTGTTGAGGATGTCCTCGTAGCGCGGGTAATTGATCAGCTGCAGCGAGCGCTCGGCCAGCACGTTGTCCTTGAACGTGCCGGGCGCGAACTGGGAGCGGAGTTGTAGAACCGTCTGCAGCTGCGCGTAACGCTGGGTTTCGCTGAAGATGTTCGGGTCGCTGACCGGCACCACGTCCATCGGACCGTGGAAGTCCGTTGCACGGACCACGAGCTCGCCGAGCTCGGCGATGGTGACCTCGTCTTCGATGGTCTCCGCGTCGATGCGATGGAGGATCTCCAGCACCTCAGCCATCGTCGAGTGCATCCGCGAGTGGATGGCGCTGTACGTGACCGACCCTTGCTCGATCATGGCGAGTGTGGTGCCGACCGGCGCGGTGCTGGAGGCGTCGGCGATGTTCTCTTCGGCCGTGTTGATGACGCCCTTGCCCGCCGCAACGCAGAACTCGAGCAGCTGGTACAACACCGTACTCGGCGGGTTGAACGGCACCGGCATGGCGAGCTTGCGGATGTCGTCGATGCCCGTCGGACCTTCGATCTGCGCGATCTGGGTGGGCTCGACCGTGACACTCTGTCCCGACATCCGCGCGCCCTTGAGCGCCAGCGCGCCCGGGTAGTTCTGGATGTGGGCCGAGTCGAGCAGCGCGCGGAGCGCTCCGGTGGCGGCGGCGGAGAGACTTCCAGCGATCTGCACGATGCTGGCGCCGTACGCGCCGCGCCACGGCACGAACTTGGCCTCGACGATCCAGTTGAGCTCGGCGCGGAGCTTCTGATCTTCGTCGCTCCAGTTGCGGTAGAGCGCGAGCATCTTGCCCGTCGACTCGTCCAGCGTCATGATGTACGGCGCGACGCGACCCCCGGCGAGCTTGTCGCCGTCGACCTCCACCATGCAGTACACCTCGTAGATGGTGCGGAGACCGTCTTCGTTGTACGAGTTGTCGGACTTACCTTCGATGCGATCGTTGGCCTTCTCGGCCGCCGACTTCTCCGGACTGCCACCTGAGTCGCTACCGACATTGACGTCAGCGTAGAGCCCGCTGTCCACCCGGCTCTCGAACTCGTCGCGCGTGATCTCCTGGACGTGCGTCTTGCGCAGCGCCGAGCGTAGATTGCTTGCCGAGTAGGGCAGCAGGAGCTTGTCAATCGGAATGAACTCGACGCGGGGCCGCTCGAAGCGCTCGTCGTACCAAACCTTCAGGAACTGCGACCCGCCGAGCGGCAGTTGGGTCAACATCTCCTCGAAGATCGGCCGGAACTCCACGATCTGGCTCGTGCACTGCCAGTTCATGTACTTCTTCTTGCGTTCGGCTCGCTCGGTCTTCTCGCGTGACGCTGTGCCGATGATGTGCGCCTTGACCGGGCCCTTCGGCGGGAAGACCTCTTTCATCGTGCGAGCGGCGAAGTCGATGCAGGCTTCGACCAGCATCGGATGCACCGCGCGCGACGCGCCCGGGAAGTCCGCGCCGCCCGGCGCCTCATCGCCCAGGCCGGTGCGCTGCAAGCCTTCCGCATACTTCTTGTCCCGCTCCTCTCTGTCTTCCTGGTCCCGCTCGATGGCCGCGATCATCGCGGACGCCAACGGAGACAGAGTCTCGGCCGGCAGCGTCTCGACCAGGTTGACCAGGAACGCAGCGTCTCGGGCCTTGTCCTCGGCGGAGCCTTCCCACTCGGCGGCGTCGCGCACGATCGCAGAGCCGTCCAGCTGCTCCTCGATTTCGTGCGTTTGGGACTCGTTGGGCTCCAGGGCGACCTCCACCGACCCGTCGGGGTACGAAATGTCGTCGCTGGGGCTACTTTGGCGCTCCTTGGCTACGACGGGCGCTGAAGCCCCCACCCCTGGGAGCATCGGAGCGACGCCGTCGTCCTCGAGGACCGGAATTCGCGACGCGGGGTCGTTACTGCGGGCGGGAGGGGTCTTGGCCATGAGTCTTGTTCTCCTTGTCCCCGAGCGGCAACGTCAGTTGGGGGGGGGGTTCGGGCTTAGGTTGGACAGGAATTTTGCCTTGTCCATCGGTTGGTGGGTCGACAGCGTCAAGCGTCGAGTTCGGCGGCAGCCGCATAGAGCCTCTCGAGGTAGTCGACGGTCTCTTCGATATCGCGCGGCAGGAACCCGGGGCCGTCGGCGTTCGGGTCGGCCTTGACGCTGCCACCGTGGGCGTAGCCGCGACGCATGAGGGTCTCGTAGTCACCAACATGTTGTCTGGCCCAATCTTCCGGCGCGCCTTGCTTGATAAGGAAGTCCGCCGCTTCGTTGGGCGTCATGTAGCCGCTTGGCATGTCGTACTCGGGCACAGGGGACCCACGCAAATCGAGCATCCCTGGCTGCGACCGACCAGTTCGAAACCGAGTCTTTCCGCCCTTGTACTCGACGAGCCCCGTGTTCCGCAGGTCGCCGACGCGGCCCCACTTGCCGCTCTTGACGAAATCCTGCACGTACGGCAGGTAGTCGGCGACGGGTGCGGCGTTGCCCTTACCCTTGATCTGGACGATGTCATGAAGCGGGTCTGCGAGATGTTCTGGGCTGATCCACTGGCTCATGCCCGGATGATAGTAGTAGTCGAGGGCTCGCAGTTGATCCAAGCGTTTTTCTGCGCTTGCAGGCAATCCGGCTTCGTGTTGAGAGTTGACGATCGCTTGCAGCTGCGCGTCGTCCGTGATGTCGCGAAGGCGCACCAAGTTCGGATCGTTGCGCAGACCACGCAGATCACGCCATCCGCTTTTTGGGGTCACTTCGACCGTCACATGCGGCCGACCCTTCGCGTCGCGCAGCGAGTAGATCTTCGTGCCGCGACTGATGACGTCGTCGCAGTAGCCTCCAACGCAGTGTCCCATTGCGTCGCCCTCGGCGCTGAGACCTTCGCGGAGACCGGATGCGTTGTGCCACTTGCTGAACCGTGACAAAACCTCTTCCGGAGAATCCCCAGGGTTGCCGGTCCAGGCCATCGGCGACGTGCCCGGCTTTTCGGACTGCACGTCCCAGTAATCTACGTTCGGCTTCAACGCTCCAGACCCAGAGCGTTTCTGAACGAGCCTGTAACCGCTCGGAAGCGTGTCAGCGGTGAACTGCGTCTCAGGCTTCCCAAACTCCACCCACCGCATGCCGTTACCCTCCGGACCGTAGTCCTTGTGCACCTTCCACCCCTTCTGCAGCGGCGCATCTTCCGCCACAGCGGCTTCCGACATCATTCGGTTCCACTGGATCGCCTTGCGTGCCGCATCCGGGACGCTGAGGCGGCTGAGCGCTTCGGGCTCCAGCAACAAACCCGCATTATGCAGATTACGCCACCGCTGCAGCTGCGCGTCGTCCAGCCCACCCTCCATTCTGCCATGCAAAAGATCGTGCGCGTATTCTCGCACCAACCTCGGAGCAACTTCGTCTACCTCGTCTATGCCTTGAATCGCATGTCGCGCATGTGTGTACGGCTCCGTCGCAGCCTCGAGGTAGTCCACGATGTGCCCCAGCCCGAGGTCGTCGCGCGCCGAGCCTATCAGGCTGTAGACCGGAGCGTCGGGCTTCTTGGCGCGCCAGTCGTTGGCTTGGGCGTCGACGATCTGCTGACGGTAGTTCCGAAGCGCGTCCGCTTGGTAGCCGATGCGGCCTGTAGAACCTGGCCGTGAGAACCTGTCGATCATGGTATCCGTGTGCGACAGCAAACCACCGATCGGATCCATTTCGTGGATGCCTTCGGGGTAGTGGACTCCGAGGGGCCACTTGCCCATCAGGTCTTCCGCCAGCGCGCCCCCCGCCGTGCTCGGAAGGATCTGAGAGTCCGACAACCGGCCCCATCGGGTCAACGGAGCGCCGCCGCTGAGCTCGTCGTGTTTATTGAGATACTGCGTGGCTGTGTCTATCTGCCGGCGACCCACGACCGAATCGGGTCGGTAATTCGTGAGCCCACGACGCCAATCGTAGAGCCTGTCGATCTCCTCCTGCGGAATCGGAGGCCCATCCTCGCCGAAGTGCATGTTCGGGAACTCCCGCTCGACGTCCAACATCGGATCGGTCGCAGTGCCGAGGTCCCGCGTGATGTAGTTGCGCAGGTTCTTCATCGACCAGTCGTGGACAGGGTTGTCGCCCGGTTTGGCGTTCTCCGGGATCCAGCCGCCGAGCGTGTCGTCCGAGATCTCTGTCCAGTTGCCACCGCGCGGCTTCATGGCGTAGGCCGGAGCACTGGGCGCAACGACGTGGCGAAGCGGACCATGGCCCCGCATTCCGGCGTCGATCGTAGCCAAGGTCCGTTTGGCTACGGGCGCGGTGACGTTTTGGACGCCACGGGCCAGCTTGGGGGCGCCCAGCCCGCCCGTGAAGACTCCGAGCGTACTTGCTGCGTGCCCAGCGGCCGATTGATCACGTCCCGGGAGCCACTCCTCGTAGAAGTCGGAGGTCGGCAGCACCGGATGAGGGTCCATCTCGCGGTAGCCGCTGCTTTTCGGCGTCATGAGGTTGTTGACAAGACGTCCAAGGCTCTCGACGTCGCCCGGAATGCCGGCCAGGCCCGCGAGCCAACCGCGTGCGACCTGCAGAGGCGACACGTTCGCTGACGCGTTGAGCTCAGGGTCGCGACGCCCGCCCGTCACGGGTCGGAAGCGCCCCGAGTTGATCGCCTGTTGCAACCGCGCGTCGTACTCGTCGGTGTCCTGACCCGCGCTGTCCGCTGACATCTTCGCCCGGAGCAGCGCCGGGATGTCGCGCAGTGTGGCGCCGAGCGGCGTCAGGTAGGGTTCTTGAACGCGGCCGCCGTCGGCCAACTTGTTCAAACATCCACAGTTCTTCATGTTCAACGTCCCGGGGTGTGCATGTTCATCAGCTGCTGGGCCCCAGCCATCAGATCCATGTAGGACTGGGCTACGAGCGGCACATCACCCATGCCGTACAACAGCGGTTCTTGGTTCGCAGCGCGTAGTACTAGCACCCCGCGCACCACTTCTCCGTATTCACCTGCCTCGATCCGATCAGCGATACTGCGCAGAACCGTAGGAATGTCCTGCAGTGCAGGCTTCGACGCGTCGGGCGCGGTGCCATGGGCGTCGAAATGGATCACGTTGGCGGTCATACCAACCTCCCAAGGGCACCAACACGCCCACCGCGACGGAACTTGCGCTCCCGCAGGAAGTCAAGCATCGGGCCCTCGAGCTGGTTGTACGCGTCGAGGTTCGTCAAGCCCGGCACGACGAGCTTACCACTCAGGCCGATGCGCTGACGGCCGAGGCCCTTGTCGGCCTGGAGCTTCAAATAGACCAGATTGGACATGTCACCGATCAGGTCGCCGACGTCGCCTCCGTAGTCCTGGAAGTCAGAGAACCCGGGGCCGTCGAGCACGCTGCTGAAGCGACCATTCTGCGCCGCACGCTGGGCGTCGAACTTCGCGGCACCCGCCAGCTTCGAGTTGAAGACCTTTGCGGGGTCGTGCGTTTCGAAGAAGTGGTACGCCGCACGCGCGGTGTCGCCCACGTTGCCACGCTCCGGCGGAGAGGCGATCAGCGACCGGAAGGCCAGCGGCCCGAACGGCCCCGGGCGGTCCGCGTAGTTGCCAGCGTAGTAGCTGAGGTCGTCCGAGCTCGGCGTGACGCCGAACTCACCTTCAACGGGGTGTGTGTGAAAGTCGAATGCTGGCCCCAACGCCCGCCGTGCCCGTGTGACGTCGCGCATGTCGGGGTAGACCTGATGCGACGAACCGCTGGTGATGCGGCCCGGTGGCCCTGACATCGCGGGGCCTACGACGCTCTGCTCACGGTTCATGGCCGCTGCACGGGCAAGCGCCGCACGCGCGGCCTCTTGTTGTGCTGGAGCCTCTGACTTCAGCAGCTGCATCAACTTTGCAAGTGCTCCGAGCTCAGCCATGCTGGACCCTCCTGTTACTGGCTGTAAGGATTCCGGCGCGTCTTCGCGTACTCGGCCTCGAGCGGGTTCTCTTCCTCGAAGAACGGAAGCTCCAGCATGCCAGAGTCGCGCAGATAGATCATCGCTTGGGTGAACGTGTCGACGTAGTCGTCGTGGGCACTGACCTTCGGGCCGAAGGTCGTCAGCTGTCGGATGAACGGCTCGGCCCAGCTGATCGGCTGTCCGGGCTTCTTCGTGCTCTCCAGCACGTAGATGAGGTCGAGCTCATAGATGGGCAGTGCCATCTGTGCCCGTGCGTACTTGTCAGCACGCCCCGGGTTGTAAGCGTGAACGGGGATGTTGCCTTGGCGGAGGTCCTGCAGCAGGCTGATGCCCGAGCCCTTCTCCTCGACCAGTACGACGTCGGCGCGACGCGGCGGGTGCATCTGGTCGCCCGGTGTCCCACCGTACTTGGCCTTCCAGTCCGCGATGACCTTCTTGCGAAGCGCGGGGTAGTTCATGTTCTCGTCCCAAGCGTCGAGAAGCAAAGCGCACTTCCGATTCTTTTGCTGGAAGATGCCCCACACGGTGCACGCCGTCGGGTCGTTGGCCGTCTTCTCCGTGAACGCGGTGTCGTAGCTCTGCAGCACGAACGTCAGGTCGGGCAGCTTGATGTCCGCAGGCCACAGGTTGACGTACTGCGTCTTGAAGAGACCACCCCCACGCGGCGTCGGCCGTTGCTGCAGCTGACCAGCCGTAGCGTACGTGCCGAGCGTGGCTTCGAGCTCGGCCACCTTCTTCGGCCCGAAGCGCTCAGGGAAGAGGAGCTCGCCGTCCTTCTTCCGAGGGTCGCTGAAGCCGATGGACGTGATGCACTTCCGCTCCGGCTCGAAGCGCATCGGCAGCATGAGGTGCGTGTACGGCAGCTTCTTGTCAAGGATGATGCCGCTCGTATCCTTCTCGTGCAGCCGCTGCATGATGACCACGATGACGCTGTCGTCGTTGTTGATCCGGGTTGGTAGCGACTCGAGGAACGTGGTCTCCGCGCTCAGTAGGTCAGCCTCGGACGCCGCGCCGTCGACGCTCAGTGGGTCGTCCAGGAGGATGCGGTCGCCGCGCGAACCGGTCATCGACGTGAAGGCCATCGCCTCGCGGAACCCGGTAGCCGAGTTCTCGAACTTCGTTTTGGCGTTCTGGTCGCTGGTCAGTACGATGGGCCACCGCGACTGGTACCACGCGCTCTGGATGAGGCGGCGGCACTTCAGGTTGTCGCGCACCGCGAGGTCCTGCTTGTGCGACGTGCCGATGTAGCGCAGGTGACGGAGCTCCGGGCGCGTCCACTCCCAAGCGGGCCACATAACGCCAACCAGGAGCGACTTCATGCAGCCCGGAGGGACGTTCATCAAGAGGTGCGAGATGTCGCCGTTGGTAACAGCCTCGAGATGCTCACACATGGCGTCGAGCGCCCAGCCCCACTTCAGCTGCGTGCTGGGCTCTAGGACGTGCCACGCTGCCTTGGCGAAGTCACTCAGACTCTCAGACAGTAGCGAAGCCTCGATCGCGAGCGCCAGCTTGGTCAGCCGGGGTGGCGAGGCGAGGCCGAGCGTGGTCACTCCGCATCCTCAAGGTTGATGCGCTCCCAGCGCTGCAGCGTGTCGCTCCAGAAGTGCGTAGCGACCATCGTGGCGGTGCTGAAGATCGGATCGCCCGGCCATGCCACGTACTCGGCGCCGTCGGGCTGCACCCCGCGGAGACACCCACCGCGAAGCGGACGCTTCCCGTAGGCACCGTGCGGCGTCAGCTCCAGGCTCATCTGATGTGCACCACAGCCACGACGAGCAGGACGAACAGTGTCAAGAAGACACCGAGCACGCGCCACATAACAGCCCGGTCGCTACGACGCCGCGCGCTGCGCCGATTGTTGCGATGAAGCCGCGCAATCATGTCCAAGCGTAGATGTCGCTGACGCGGTACACGAACCCGTTGATGGGGTGTATGCGGCCGTAGAGGAGGCCTACTGCGGCCGCCACAGGAGCCAGCGGCGCGCCGGGCCAGGCCAACCTGTTCTTCATGCTGTCCTCTTCTTCCCTTCGGTGACCTCGTCCTTGAACGAGGCGGCTGCTTGTCCGAGATCGACGCCCATGGCCCGCAGCGTCATCAGCAGCTCGCGACGCTGGGTGCGTGGAAGCTTGGCGATCGCGGCTGCGTCGAGCGTGAAGTCCTGGTTGTTGTTCTCGACGGCGATCGGGGTCTTCTTGTCGAAGTACGGAGCCGCAGCCTTCGCTGCGTCAATCCGCATCGCCAGGGGCTTGGACACGTCGAGCGCCACGAGCTTCAGCAACTTGGCAGGTGTGTCGACCGGCCCCCCGATAAGTTGCTCAGCCAGCTCCTGCTCGAGCTTCGCCGACGTCGCGCCGAGCGCGAGGAGTACACCGTGCTTGTCCGTGTAGCTGCCACTGGCGTTGATGAAGACGTCAGGGTCCGCTGTGGCCTGCAAATGTGGGAATGCCGCCTTGTTCTTGGCGGCATCGGCCTTCGGGTCGGCGATGGTCAGCTTGGGCGGCCCTCGCTTGGGCGGCGCGGCAGCTGCTTTGACAGCAGCGGAGGTGCGCTTGCGTACGGTGGGCATGGTGCGTGCAGCAGGGTGGAGGCTGAGCCCACTCAGGGCGACGGGCGCCATTATAGCGCGCGAGGCCCTGTTGCGTGCACGTGCTCACGCGGGAGGTTCGAGCTCTCCTCGGAGAGACGCCGCACGGACAGAGTTGTGCGGGATGCGCTCGAAGTCGTCGCTCATGACCGTCCGAACGCGATGATGCGTCGATTGAGCACGCCGAGGTAGACGCCCATGGCCGCGCGCTGCTCGTTCAAGAGCGCACGCTGCTCAGCGCCGACGCTGTCGGATGCCTTGGTGTGCAAGAACTCGTCGAGCTTCGTGTACTTCTTGAAGAGCTCGTCGCGCTCGGCGACGACGCGGGCTTGCCAGTCGTTGAGGTCTGCGGATACTGTAGCGGCCACGTCACTTCTCTCCGAGCAGCGCGACCAACGACTTCAGCGCATCCGCGCACTCTCGCAACGTCTCGCTACGCGCGCTGGCGTGAGCTCTGTTGATCACGGAGTTGATGGCCTCGTCGATAGGGGCAGGCGCGAAAGCCGAGGTCTTCGGCGGCTGCGCATCTTGCTCCCAACGCTTGGCGAGCTCCAGGAGGATCACACTCTTCATCGTCGTACTCCGTAGTGAATTGAGCGTTCAGTATACCGGCGCGGCGGACACGCGATCACACAACTGCGGATCGATGGGCCTCGGTGGCGTGGTATTCGTCACTTCCACTGGGGCGGCGAATCGAATGGTCAAACGAGTGGTCAAACGAATACCGTTCGTTTCCACTAGGTGGATGACTCTATAACAATCACACAAGTATTCGTTATGTATACTACACACTCCATCAATGTGCACACACCCACACACACATGGAGCCAAGTCGTTTGAAACGAATCGAATACTTTTGACTTCAACGACTAACTCTGCATGTGAGCGGCTCCACTCGGTGGCCGGAGACCCCGAGAGAAAAAGTGCCCGGTATTCGTTTCACCACTCGTATTCGATTCGACCCACTTTTTTCTCGCGGAACAAGGTCGGATGGATGCCCCTACTCTGTCTAGGGGCTTCCGTCTCTCGCAGTGTCTTCAAACGAATGGCTCCGCTGCCGAAGCGCCGAGCATCATTGCTGTCAGCTTCTGCGTATGCCCTGCACGCTCTTCTCTGGATAACCCTGCAGCGCAGTAGGGAATTCCCGCAGACTGTTTTTCTGGACTATAGTTCGGCCACCGCAGCAAGTCTGCTGTCGGGTCAACCCTCTAGGAGCGAGCTATGAGCACCCTGACCAAGCAATCCCCGAAGATCGAAGTCCAAGCCGCCACGATGGCCGAGCTGGTCACCTTCTACAACGCCGAGACCGGCAAGTCGATCAAGAAGTTCGAGACCCGTGCCAAGGGCGTCGAGAAGTGCCTGGGTCTGCTGGCCAAAGACTCCAGCCTCGTCGCCGACCTGAAGGCCGCCGGCGTGCTGGCCCGCTCGACCCCCGCCAAGAAGCCCGTGCCGACCACTGCGATGGGTCAGCTGGCCAAGACCGTCGTCGCTACCGCCACGAAGACGCCCGAGCCCACCAAGTCCCAGGCGAAGCGGCTCGCCGCTCAGAAGCCCACTGGCGTGCGCCCCAGTCCTCGCGCCGCGTTCTCGGTCGAGGACAAGATCACCGTCGTCCACAAGGGCGACAACCCGAAGCGTGGCACGGCTGCCGACCGCTACGACCTCTACCGCAACGGCATGACCGTCGCCGCGTACATCGCTGCGGGCGGCCAGCGTCGTGACGTGGTGTGGGACCAGAAGCAAGGTTGGATCAAGGTCGGGGCCTGAGATCATGGCCTACGAAACCCGCACCATCACGATCGAGCGCATCGCGTACGACGCGCTCGCCACCGCAGTAGCGCTCGGCGCGTTCGCCGCCCGACAGGAGACGCTTCGTACGTTGATCGCCCACAACACCGGCACCCAGACCGGCGACACCTACGAGCGTGAGCTCGCAGCGTTGGAGCGCGGCGTCTACCACTTCACACACCCGGAGAACTGACCATGAACCGCACCCTGACGCCCCTGAGCCTCGCGCTCGTTCTCTCCGCCTGTGCCAGCTTGGAGCGCCCGTTGCCCACCCCCGAGGTCGACGCCCCGGCGAAAGTCTATGCGGCGTGCCCACCTCTTGGCGACGCGAAGAACGTCGCTGATGTGGAGGCCATGAAGCTGCGCGTCGCCGAGGTCGAGCGCTGGTACGAAGCGTGCCGCGCAGGCGCCATCGCCGCACACACCCGCCCGGCCTGGGCTCCGTCGTTCCGGCTCCTGCCGCTGCCGAAGTCATGAGCACCGCTGCTGTCATACTCGTCTGGCTGGTAGTGTCGATCCCTGACCATTCGCGCAGCGGGGCCGTGAGCTACAGTCCTCCAATCGCTACCAGACCTGACTGTGAGCGCGTGGTGGAGAGCCTGCGTAAGCTCGGCGGAGGCTTCTTTAACCACCAGTGTGTCCAGGTCGGCGTTCCTGTCGAGCCGAGGCCAAGTGCTCCAGACGCCGCACGAAAGCCTCTCGTCTAATCCCTACTAAACTCCAGGGTCTTACTCACGTTCTGCGGAAATCCGCAGTATAGTTCAGCCTCTATCAACTACTGACGAGCGAGGTCAGCATGAACGACTCTACCAAGGAAGATGGCTCCACCAACGTGAACATGGAGTCCGTCATGCGTCGGCTCAAGAAGCTGCTGGCTCTGGCCACCGACCCGGCCGCTGCGCCCGGTGAAGCCGAGAACGCGATGCGCATGGCGCAGAAGCTGATGGTCGCACACGCCATCACCGACGGTGCGATCGCCTCCAGCGAGATCGACCAGTTCCGCTACCAGAGCACCAAGGCCAAGACGCCCCCGCCCTGGGAAGGTGGGCTCCTGAGCACGCTGGCCAAGGCTTTCGGTTCACGCTGCTACTGGGAGCCGGGGCGTGGCTTCAAGGGCGCTCGCGACAAGGGCTACTGGGTGGTCCTGGCTCACAAGCCGCAGCTGGAGATGATCCAGTACGCGTTCGACGTGCTACGCCGCCAGCTCATCAAGGCGCGTAGCGAGTTCGTCGCCACGCTGCCTGCGTACATGACTCGCCCTCGCAAGGCCGACGAAGGCGACGCGTTCGGTCTGGGCTTCATCCGAGCGCTGGATGCGAAGATCATCGCCTATTCGGACCAGCCCGAGGCGGTTACGAAGGCGCTCGAGGCGAAGATCAATGAGATCTGCGACGGCAAGACGATCAAGAACCGCAACCTGCGTGCCGGTGAATCTGCGCACGCTGCCGGCAAGGAAGCTGGCTCGAAGGCCAGCCTCCACCGCGCCACGGGCGGCAGTGCCGGTCACCTGCGCATCGGAGGCTGACGCTATGGCCCTCTACAGCATCAGCACCAGGCTGACCATCGAGTTCGTCACGCTGGTCCGGGCCGACAGCATCGACGCCGCGAAGGAGCTGGCCGCGAAGCGCCCCATCGAGGGAACCTGGCGGAGCGAGCTCCCGCCCGGCGAGGGTGCTCTGACCCACTGGATCTCGACCGGTGTGCCCGCGCACGTTCCGCGTCCAGCTTTCGACCAACTGCCTGACATGGGAGTGCAGACACTATGAACGAACAACAGCGACACGCGATCCTGATGTTGGTGCAGGCAGTAGTCAACGCCGAGGTGGCGCTCTCCTGGTCGGCTGCGTCGCCTATGGGCGAGCGCGAGGACCTCCAGGACGCCCGCACCCGTGCGTGGGCCACGTTGCGCGCCGCCCTCTCCCGCTATCAGGAGGCCAAGCCTTGAACAAGACGCAGATCTCGCTGCTGATAGGCAATCTCGTCGCGGCAACGTTGAGCGAGGAGCGTGAAGAAGGAAACGCCCGGGAGCTTGACGCTGCTGCCGACAGATTCATCCGTGCCAAGAACCAGCTTGAACGCGCCCTCGTCGATCAGCAGCGTGCGACGCCCAACCTTGACTGGTGCCTCGACCAGCTACGAGGCATGGCCCGCCACGAGCAGCGCATCGGCGAGATCCGCAACGCCGACTTTATCTACAGTCTCGTGGGCCGACTGCGCCGCGCCGCGAAGAGGGCCCAGCCCGTAGGCGCGGAGCCCCCGACATCAGCGTTGTTGCGGTCGGCCCGCGCTCCCCACCACCCCGACGCGCCCGCCTACCTGCGGCGCGATACGAAACCCGAATGAAGGTCCCGTTACATGTTCACACTGTTCAAACACTGGCTCGCCTGGTGGCGCGACGTGGGTCTCGAGTTCCGCCTGGGCCCGCCGACCAGCGCGCTGATCGCGGCGGACGTGGGGGTGCGGGTCAGGCTCCAGAAGTTCGGCCGGGAGCTGCAACGGCAGAAGAACTCCGACCGCTCGCAGATCCTCATCTTCGCCGAGGGCGCTGAGAACAGCTTCCCCGAGATGGCCGACAAGGCGTGGCGCGTCGAAGCGTGGCGGGTGGCGTGCGCGGTGTTGGGCGAGCAATGGTGCGACGTGCGGTTTTGTCAGCCCGGGGTGTTGAGCCGCCGCGAGGGGTGGGTGTTTTCGGCGCGGCGCTGGCCTCTGCGGAAATACCCTTCGGCGCAGTAGGGATTTCCGCAGAAAACAGATTCTGCCGTATAATCTCGTCACCGTCAACCAACCGGAGATTCTCAGATGGCCACTTTCCACCAAGCTCAACGTCGCGGCTTCACCAAGGGCTCGTTCGCTCAAACCTACACCTGCCGTTGCTGCAAGCGCGTGACTCGACCCACCGGCACGGGCGACAACGACGGTGTTCGCCTCTGCGTCGAGTGCTACGACTTGGCTGGAGAGGAGAACCACCTGAGCGACAACGGCACGTTCTACGACAGCCCGGGCACCGTTCTGTCCAACATCAAGGCCGTGGTCTCCAAGGGTGGCGACGCCAGCTGCTGGGGGGCGCTCAAGGCCCGCGCGGAAGCCGAGCTGGGTGTGGGCTGCAAGGACTGAGATGAAGATCCCGACTACCCTGTTCAGCCCCGCCATGGAGTACGTGCTCAAGCGTACGCTGCACCGCGTCAACCTCGGCGAGGAGCCCGCTACGAAGATCATCGCCGAGGAGGCGAAGAAGGCGGGGTTCATGGCCTCCGAGCTTGACCGCGCCGTGGAGATCCGACTCAAAGAGCTCATGTAATCCCTATTGCAGCGCGGGGTCATTCCCGCAGCTGCGGAATTGCGGCGCATAATGAGCAGCACCAACCACCCCATCGGAGCGAGCGATGACAATTCTTCTGGTAAACGATAGTGAACACGGCTGGGTTGAACGTTCAGTTGTTCGGATTTCCGGCGGCTGGAAAGACGTCGAAAACGGTACGATCTACTACGACTGGCTCGGCGCTGACATCAAGGTGAAGCAATGAGATCTTTCACCCCCAGCCCTCAGCAGGCCGACTTCTTCAACTGGGTCAGCACGGGCCAAGGCTCCTGCATCCTCGAGGCGGTGGCCGGGGCCGGCAAGACCACCACCCTGGTCCACGGCGTCAACCTCATGCCCGGGACGGTGTTCCTCGGCGCGTACAACAAGGCTATCGCCGACGAGATCCGCGTCAAGATCGGCTCACGTCCGGGGTTGATGTGCGGCACCATGCACTCGGCTGGCTTCAACGCCTGGCGGCGCGTGGCGGGCGACGTCAAGATCGACGGCAACAAGTGCCGACAGATCTTCCGCGAGGCCAGCACCCGCAATCCGCAGTACACGAAGTTCGAGTCGTCTGTGCTCTCTCTGGTCAGCTTCGCTAAGCAGGCCGGGCTCGGTGCCCTGAAGAGTGCCACGGTCGACGACTTCGCCGCGCTGGCCGAGCACCACGGTGTGGAGGCTCCGAGCGAGGCGGATGCTGAGCTGATGATCCAGCTGGCGAGCCGCACGCTGCGGGCCAGCATCGAGCGCGACTTCCAGATCATCGACTTCGACGACATGATCTACGCCCCGCTGCGCCACGAGGCTCGCATGTTCACCAACGACTGGGTCCTCATCGACGAAGCCCAGGACACCAACGCTACGCGCCGCGCGCTGGCTCTTCGCATGCTCAAGCCCGGTGGCCGCCTCGTAGCGGTGGGCGATCCGCGCCAGGCCATCTACGGGTTCACGGGCGCGGACGCCGACGCGCTGGACCTGATTGCGGCCGCGACGAACGCGGTGCGCATGCCGCTCACGATCACGTACCGCTGCCCGAAGAAGGTGGTCGAGGTCGCTCACAAGTGGGTGAGTCACATCACCGCTGCCGAGACCGCGCCAGAAGGTGAAGTGGTCGACGCGCCGGTCGCCGACCTCAAGAAGCACGCTCGGCCGGGCGACGCGGTGCTGTGCCGGTTCGTGGCGCCGCTGATCCGCAACGTCTACAGCCTCATCGCCGACGGCATCCCCGCCCGGGTCGAGGGTCGCGAGATCGGCGACGGGCTGAAGAAGCTCGCCACCCGGTGGAAGACCGACTCGATCGCTACCTTCATGGGCTACCTCGACACCTACGAGGACAACGAGTTCGCGAAGCTCCAGGCCAAGGAGAAGGACCGGGCGGCCGAAGCGCTGGCCGACAAGTGCGCCTGCCTCCGCGTCGTGATCGGCCGCACCAAGGACAAGAACCCGAAGGCGAACATGAGCAACGTCCTGGACGCGATCGACGCCCTGTTCGGCACCGAGGCCAATCCGACGGCCCAGGTCACGTTCAGCACCATCCACCGCTCCAAGGGCCGCGAGTGGCACCGCGTGCTGTGGCTCGTGACCGGCCCGTCGCCCTACGCCCGCAAGGAGTGGGAGCAGGTGCAGGAGCAGAACCTCCAGTACGTGGCCGCGACCCGTGCCAAAGCGGAGCTGTACCTCCTGCAGTAAGACGATTCTTGCCGGGGCTGACGCTAGACTGACGCCCCGGCTTCATCGCCGCTCGTTCGCAACCAAGGAGCGCCACCCATGCACGAACTCGAATCCCCCTCCCCATTCACCCGCCCGCCTGAAGGTTCGCCCGAAGCTGTCGCTCCGGTGCGGCCGCCCGTACCGAAAGCTCCACCTCCGACGCTGTTGGTGCTGGCTTCGCTCACGACGGTGTTTGCGGCGGACCTGGCTGTGCAGATGCTGACCGCCGCTGAGACCCAGCGCCGCGAAAGCAGCGGCACCTTCGATCCGAGCGCCCGGGGCGAGCCGACGGCGGATTGGGGCTTGGCTGGGCAGATCATCTCCCGTGCTACGCACCACCTCGACGAGTCGGTCCCCAACGGGC